AGCCATATCTTTTCGTCGTGGCTTCTCATAGAATATTTTAGAAATATCTTCTACTTGTCCTTCTAGGTCTGGTTCGTTTTCTGGTCCACGAAATCCAGTATCTTTGGATGGCTTTGCACCCATTTACCTTATTACTATATCAAAAACGGGTTTTAGCGTTATAACCGTAGACTCCCCAAGATGACCTCAATTCCAGACTTGATTGCCTACCTACTGGAAAATTATGGAATTGATGACCAGCGTACCCAGGCGTGGTTTACTAAACGGGGGGAGATGCTAACTGCATCTGAAATCTCAAAATCTTTCGCAACTGCTACAGCGGCTGCTAGAAATGAACTTATCATGTCAAAGCTATCACCCCCTAAGAAACATGACGGTCCTGGCGTAGGCGCACTTATTTGGGGAACTCGTTTTGAGCCAGTTGCTAAAGAAATCTATTGTCAGACCGAAAAGGTTCGGTTGGTTGACCTATCGTGTGTTCGTCATCCAGAGCACGTATTTCTAGGCGCATCACCAGATGGCCTGATTCTTACAGAGGATGCGCGGAATGGTCGGCTTATTGAACTTAAATGTCCAATCTCACGACCGTTTGATGATAGTAGTCCTGTTCCAGATGCCTACTATCATCAGATGCAACTTCAGTTAGAGTGTACTGGTCTTCAGGAGTGTGATTATGTTGAGATGCAGTTCAAGGTCATGAATTATTCAGAATGGCTAGAATCTGTATCAGAGTTTAAGTCGTGTTTTGCAGTGGATGAGCATGGAGCAGTATTCTACCGCGCAATCGATTGCGAACTAGATGTTCATGCCTGGCAGACACTGGTTCTATCAAACCCTATGGAATGGCAGATTATCTATTGGTCTCTCGTAAAGAAGCGTTCAAAGCTCATCCAGAAAGACCCAGACTGGATGCCAATGCACTTTCCAGAAATGAAGGCAACGTGGGATGAGATTCTAAAACACCGCTCAGAGGGGACAACTCCAGTTAAGAAAGAGAAAGGCATTTTAGAACTGTAAATCAAATATAGTAAATGAATCGTATAATCCTTGTTGTTAAACATGACTATCGGTATTCGGTAGAATACATTAACTCCTTCAAGGGAAGCGACCAGGTTATTGTTTACGATGAGACCACTCCTAAATTTACAGAGCCTGCCTATTATCTTTGCGTCCGCAGAGTACCGTTCAAACTAATTCCCGAAGGAAGTAAGATTGGCTTTGTAAACACTGAGCAGCTAACAGTTCCTTCTAAGATGGAAGAGTATAAGACATTTGCGCTAGACAACGTAGAGGTATTCGATTTTTCTCTTCATAATATTGAACTATCTGGAAAGGGTACTCATCTTCCTTATCTTGAAAATGTAGAGGAAACTGCCTTTCTAAAGAAATGTCTTGAGGTTCCTAAGAAGTTTAATATCGGATGTATTGGGTCTCCTTCCCAGTATCGCTCAGAAAAACTAAAGGCTCTGATTGGGCTTGGGCTTAGTGTTGATTTTATTAGTGATACATTTGGTGAAGAGCGCGATAAGAGAATCGGTCAGTGCTCTGTCCTACTCAATCTTCACTATGGTCCAGAATTTATGATTTATGAAGCAGTTCGTTGTGAACGTCTGCGCTTTGCGGGTATGAAGATTGTATCACTTCCTTGTTGTGATATTCCAGCAGACATAATTGTTAGTGATGACCTGGTATCTACATTCAAGGGACTGTTCCCTGATGCTCGCTCAGTAACACTTGGTCTTTGTATGATTGTTAAGGATGAAAGTCATATCATCCATGAAGCACTTGAAGCAACTCTTCCACTGATTGATACGTTTAGTATTGTAGATACTGGTTCGTCTGATAATACGATTCAAATCGTCAGAGATTTTTATGCTAAACATGGAATCGAGGGAACTGTTCATGAGAGACCCTGGAAAGGATTCGGAGAAAGCCGTACGGAAGCGCTTGCTACATGTACTGGTAAGATGGACTATATTCTAATGATGGATGCCGATGACCTCATGACATTTCCACCTAACACAAAAGAGTTCCTTAAAAGAGCTCTAAATGAGACAAAGCCCAATGCAGGAAACGTACAAATTCGCAGAGGAGCCAACAATTCTCTTGAATATCACCGTACGCAAATCTTTAAGGCAGATGACGGCTGGAGATATGTCGGCGTTCTTCACGAGTATCCAACAAATGATAAGCCGAACAATCGTATTCTAAAGCTTCCTGATGACATTATTATGATTGGACGCACAATGGGAAATCGTTCTAAGATGGTTGATGGCCCAGAGAAGTATCGGCGTGATGCTGCTACACTTTTGAAGGCACTAGAAACTGAACCAGAGAATGACCGTTATGTTTTTTATCTGGCGCAATCATATCGCGATGCTTGCATGAATGATGAGGCCGTTAAGTGGTATAAGAAGCGGTTTGAGATGGGTAAATGGCAGGAAGAGATGTTCGTAAGTGCATATAATATTTCTAAACTTCTTCATGATAAGGAATGGGCTTGGAAAGCGCACGAGACGTGTCCTCATCGGTCTGAATCACTAGTAAACTATATTACGGGATGTCGTATGAAGGGTATGTGGTCACAAGAACTATTTGCTATGGCTTCATATGCTGCTTCAATTCCAAAGCCAGCACAGGATTGTCTCTTCGTCGAAGCAGATATTTATAGATGGAGAGCTCTGGATGAACTCGGTAATGTAGCTGCGTACACTGGACATAAAGAAGCTAGTAAAGCGGCCTTTATCAAACTTCTGCATGAGAACCAGTATCCTCCTTCTGAGAAGACTCGTCTTGAAAATAATCTGAAGGCGTGTCTCAATTAAGGAATATAGGAATCAAACATATTCACTCTAAACGGAGATTCTGTTCCTTGAATTGGTCCGAGGTTTAGATGTCCTCTCGGTCTGTCGTGATTTGTTTCCTGTACATATGATGAGTTTATGTGGCGCTCTGTATCACGGACATTTGTATCATCTATGAATTCTGGAACAAAATGGTCCCGGAATCGATAGACGGCGGCAAGACCAACAAGAACCGCAATTAAAAGAACGACATAAGTTGGAAGAGATGGCATACTCATTTGTATACATAAAACGGAAAGAGTTTTCATCCATATGAAACAAGTAAAAGAATGGAAGATAAGGCACTTCAGACAATTAAGACGATGCTAGAGAGCCGTAAGATTAAGGTAGATACTGTCGAGACCCTAGCAAATGCGATTGATGAGACGAGGATGTACAATATTGGAGGAATCCTAGTTATTTTCAACGAGAAGAGTCGACTGAATGAAAGCGCTCTTCAGTCCTATATCACATTTGCAGAGGATAATAATTACAATAGCGGAACAATTGTAGTTTCTCTAGTCCCTCCTTCAGAGAATGTTATCAATATCGTACGCTCTCATATTAACGGGAAGACTCCTCTTCTACAAATCTTTGATATCCGGCGCCTTCAGTTTGATATCACGACTCATCGCCGTGTGCCTGCTCACCGTATTATTACCGCAGATGAGCTCATGAAACTAGAGAAAAAGATGAATGTAACCGACCCAAAGAAGCAACTTCCTTGGATTGACTCGCAGGATGCGATGGCGAAGTGGATTGGGGCAAAGCCAGGTGATGTCGTAGAAATTGTCCGATTCTCTGAGTCTGGTGGCAATGTCATGTATTACCGTTATTGTGTAGCGAATGTTCTTGACACTTAATAAATGGATGACACAATCAGACAGTACCGTATGAACTATATTCAATACAAGGTGACAGATGACCAGCGCTATAAGGCTGCTTATGAGGCTGCTCAAAATACGCTAGATACCTACCTACGTAGTCAACCTGCACCTGAAGAGTCTGGATTCAAGCAAACTTATGAAACGGCTAAACGTTTCGAGACAATACCCGCATCATCCCTCCCATTACCTCATTCATCTCCTGTATGGAAGTACTGGGCGATTGGAACTCTTGTACTGATATCAGGGGGGTTGATGGCGTTACAAAAATCATCAGGACAATAAAGGCTATTCCACTCAACAGAAGAGATAGAAAGAAATTGAACTCATTTCTAACCTCGTAGAGTTGGTGAGTCTGCTTATTCAGTATCTTCTGGAATGTCTTTTTTCTGTCTCGAGATGACTTCACTTCTTCATACTCCCTTTGATATCTGATGATTTCTTGCGTCAGGTCTGAAATGGTTTGAGGGTCGAATTTTCCT